CGTTCCTGCTCTAATCCAAGCTTGACCATATCTGAATTATTATCCGCCATAACTTGCAAAACTGCAAAATATGCATAGGTAGGAGCTTGATGCGCATACTCTTCTACCAGATTATCTTGATCTACAGAAAGTATCTGCGCAAGACTATATTCCTTAGTTTTTGTTCTATCATGAACTGTAATCTTATAGCCCTCTATAGAATCTATTATGTTTTTAGGTATCATTCTCCCGTCACCTCCACGTGTTGCCCATCATTCACATCGTATGTAATAGTTGTATCGCTTCCTTCATACGTTCCTGTACCGTCAGGTTCCCAATCGCCTTCTGAATAGTCATCTGGTCCCATGTTTCACGCTCCTAACGAGTTCGACCTCTACCGTTGCGCTTACCTGCGCCACGAGTATAGGATCATCCGACTTAGCCCATACCTGGACAGTGTTTACAAATTCCGCAAAATCCTTTTCAGGAATATTAGCTCCTCTAATTATTAGAATTTGTTTTTCGTTAGTATCTATAGGAATTTTATATACTTCCTTTCTACCACGTAACTTATCCAATTGCCTATCCATCATAGTCGGTTTATTGTTTTTCTTCACTTCCATAAAAATCTCCAATCTCCACGTCAGCACGTAAGGGGCATATGAGCCATTTCATGGATATACCAGGAAAATATAACGGTGCCAGGCTCTTTATGTTTTCCATTGTCCATGATGCCAATTTAGCTACTTCATCCACCTCTTCTTCAGGGCAATCTAGCAGTATGCTATCATGCACCGTGTTTACTAGTTTGGATTTATAACCTGCTTCCCTCATCTTAGCATCAATGATAATCAGCGCTAATAATAACGTATCGCTTGCTGCCGATTGAACTGGCATATTCTTAGCCGCTCTAGCATCCGCATTCTTACGTCCAACATCCCTATCGTTTATATACGCCAAACTTTCACGTCTTCCATATGGGCTTTCTACGTATCCATGATCCTCCGCAAACTCTACGCATTTATTTCCAAACTCCAAAACTTCAGGAAACATTTCATAATACATCTCCACAGTTTCCTCAGCTTCTTCAATAGGCACATCATATAGATTATGTAATGTGTAAGCATCCCCACCATATAGCAGCGTCCAATTAGTCCATTTATAGCGATACCTAACCGCTTTATCCAACTCCGCTATTTCTTCCATAGATATGGCATCTGGCTTTCTATGCGTCATACTCATAATTGCTACACATGAATGGAAATCCTTGCCAGATTCATGTATCTTAATCATAGGTTTACATTTAGCCAGTGATGCGAATATCCGTAATTCCATACCTGAATAATCTACAGAAACTAACTTACCATAGGATTTTCCGTCCTCCCAATAGGAGTGTGTAAACACATTCTTAATAGGTAATGTTTCTAACAATGTCCCAGGCTCTTTCTCTGGTGTAGGTATGTTCTGCAAATTCGGATTACTGCTAGAAAGACGGCCTGTAACTGTTCCATGTAGATTATAGGTTGTATGCACTCTTCCATCATCAGATAACCATTCACCTGTAGCAGCCGGATTTAGGTAGGTAGATAGCATTTTATTCAGTAACTTGTAATATCTAACCCGCTTGATTATCGGATAATCCTTCTCATACACTTTCATAGATTCGCCAGCTGTGCTAGGTTTTCCACCATCTGTTTGCGCTATAGGTTCTAGTTTATAGCGCTCAAAATATAACTCGGATAATTGCATTGATGAATTAGGATTAAATTTCCATTTCTTTTCATCAATACGATCCTTCACCATACGCTTTACATGCTTATCCTGCAGCAATTCAGCATATACATCTAACTGCCTAGTCTCATACAGGAATTTATATCGTTGCGCCATCTTCTCATCAACCACTATACCAGTACACTGCATACGTGTAAGAACATTAGATACGGGCATTATCACCTGATGATATAACCTGTTTTGCGCTTCTGAAAGTTGCGGATACAACTTTTCATGTAAGCGTAATGTGGCCTCTGCATCCATAGCAGAGTAAGGCAAAAGTATTTCCAAAGGCACGAAGGCATACGATCCGCCTTTGCCAACGTCTGCTTCTTTGTGTTCTCGTTTGTAGTCATCCAATTCCCTTTCGTATTCATACATCCCAAGATGCATACCCGCCAAACGTTTCAATCCAGGATGCTTATCATTGCTATCCAATAAATGGTTTACTAACATACTATCCCCACCTGCATCTACATCCACCCCTAATACTGTTTTAGTAAACATCAAATCGAATTTTATGTTGTGCCCTATCAATTTACCGCTATGGTCTAATAGTATATCATTGACAATCTGGCACACAGTAGCCCAATCGCTTGATTGTTTAGGGGAACCATTATCTACATCCCACCAGGTTTCAGGATGTTCTATAGGCACAGAGTATGCTTTTCCATTACCCGCAAACGATACCATCAGAACCATCGAATCTTCAGAAAAGGCATCGAGTGAAGATGTTTCTATATCATAAGATATCCATTCGCATTTGCTCAACCATTTCTGCATGTCCAGCACGTCTTCTACTGTTTTAGGTAATACTATCTCATACCTATCACTCTTTTCAGAAGGCTCAAATACATTCAGCATAGCTTCCAGCCACTCATCCATAGCACCTTCGTTGCGTAGGATATAGGCTGGATGGTATAGTGGAACAACTGTTACCTCTGCATCTTCATCAAATACATTATTTTCATCATATGGAATTATGTCATTGAAACGTTTCTTGATTATTGAACCATTCCAATTGGAAATCCCCGTTTCCCCTAATATACCTTGTAATGGACTATTCCCCATAAGGAATATATATTCAGGGGTGATATCGGCTATATCCTGAATAGCAAACTGCTTGCAGTATTCTATAGCCTGTTTGGTGATCTTGTTATCTGGAGGTCTGCAACGTACCACGTTTGTATATGAGACTTCACCATCTAACTCTAGTCCTTCTATAGCTTTTCTAAGCAATTTGCCTGATCTACCTACAAAAGGAGTTCCAATCTTATCCTCTTCTTCTCCACCCGCTTCCCCAATTACAAGCAGTTGAATAGGCCCATCAGAATCAGTCCTATTCATAAATGGGTGAATGCAGGTTTTCCATAACCCACACTCTTGGCAGACTGGATTAGATTTACTGGGATAATTCACTTGCTATCCTCTACAGAATGCCATCCTTTTGGAAGTAGCCCATCCCATTTCACACAAAGATTTCCATTGAACATATCGATAGCAGCATTCATAAGGTCTTCTGCCTTTGCCTCATACTTTCCATCATCCCCTATAGTAACTGGAAAATACATAGAAACCTTCTCATCGTCATTCTCTTCGCAATCCTTTTCCATTATCCTAACTTCAAATGGACAATTCGGCAAATCCTTGAAATGTTCTGGAGGAGCACCAAATGCTTTAGCTACATCTTCAATATGTGCATCCGCTATCTTCTTACACATATCAACTGCATCAGTAATAGATATATCGCCTTTATATTCCAGCTTTAATAATGCCAATAATGCATACCCTATAGTATCCTTCAGGTTATCTTCCACTTTCTCATCAGCAACCATAGCCTGCTGTCCACCAGCAAGCGTCTTCACACGAAGGATTTTATCATTGATACGTATAAGAGGTGTAAAGATACCATATCGTTGCCACGCGTCCCCATAGTCTTTATTCTTCTCCAGAACCATATCTATAATACCGTCAACCAACTTCGTCATATGCTCCAAGTTGACGGCTTTCCTAGCCTGATCCAATAATCCTTGCCTAGTAACAGGAATATTCATTTCCATTCTCCTATAATTATTAAACTTGCTTCAACAATTCCTTGTCTCCAACAGCTTCCAGGAATGCCTTTAGCATAGCCTCTCGTGGAGTTTTATCGACATTGATAATCCTTACATACTTAGGATTGTATACTTCTATCTGGCGCTCTATACATCGTATCTTAGCCTTTATATTATCTGAACCTTTTAATACTCCTGGCTTAGTCCCCCTTGATGCTATTCTATCCATACAACCTGTTAGGCTAGATACTAACATAACATAGAGTGGATTATCATTAATAAGATAATCGTAGAATGTAGATTTTATGGTAGATATCATAGCACCTTCAAATACAAGATATCGATAATCCAACTTCCTGCAATAATCTATCGCTTGCTTAATCTCCGCTATAGACTTCATACAATCGCATCCACCCATCTTCTTCTCCTGCTTATATTCGCCTATAGCTATCCAACCCAAATCTTCCATTCCTGTAGCAAATACTTTACCATTATCCTGCCATATGTACAAAAGGATATCACTCGATAAGGATATCAAATCCTTTACCAATGTAGTTTTGCCTGTCCCATTAGCACCCTTGATTTGAATAACCTTCATTTGTACCATCCATCAGGTGCTTCTTCAATCCACTTAGCTACAATAGCTGATGCTTTCGACCAATTCTTGCGTTCTGCATCAATCTCTACAAATTCAACAGGTATATGATGAGGCATATAGTTGTTATGCATTACATTCCAATATCGTTGCTTAGATTCGTACATCAATCGTTTATCATCCCAATAAGCAGCATTATAGGTTTTATTCCTATCCTTACATCTTTGCATAACAAATGCGCGACATACTCTAGGTGATGCATAGGACACTACAAATCTTATACCTCCGTATACCTTCTTGCAACTAGCAACAATTTCTTCTTGGCATCCTATAAAATACCGTGCACTATCAACCACCCATAACTCATCCATGCACTCTATCATATGCTGGAGATGCTTGACTTTTTGCTCCCTGGATTTCTTCCATAAATAATTTCTATCGTCAACTAGATTCCATACATCCTTACGTTTGTTATAATGATACTCATAACTATCATCAGCCCTAACGCAAATCAAATCTACTGGGCATAGATTAGGCCACTCATCCATAGTATTGTACATCCAGGTGGATTTCCCAAGTGCATACATTCCAACAATACCTAATAACATTCAAGCACCTATACTCCAAAAAACTATCGGATGCTTCAAACTCTTTATATTATGGCATAGCCAGGTAAATGCTTTTGCATCATAATATTCATTGCAAGGCCATGGTATCCAAGAATTATCCACCTTATCTTTATACTCGTACCCCTCATCCACCAATTCTACATTCCCATAATAACCAGACATCTTATGTAAATATTCTACCATCTTATCATGGGAGCGAGTAAACCCCATATGGCAAATAACTTTCCCTTCAAACCCTAATCCATACAAACCTTTTATCACTCCAGCTGTAAGCGTGCCAGAACTGGTGGATACAACCCATGTACCTCTAAT